TCTAAACGACCTGCGTGTAGGTGTTCGTAGGCTTCTTTGTATTTTGCGTGTGGGTTTACAGGATTAGTGCTAATAGGGCCTCTTCATCGTCTAATTCTGCTTGACGCTTGGCTTCTAAGACTGCTAACTCTTGTTCTAATCTGAGTTTTGCAGACCTTATCAATACAGCGTTTTGCAGGTCTTGTTGTTGTGTTACAAGATTAGCGATGTATCGGTCAATGTTTGCTAGGTTTGACGGTATATCAACGCTAACTTCTTGATTGGATTGTATATTAGTTTGTTGTTTGTTTGCAACAGGTTTTGGGTTTACCAAATCAGCAATAGTTTGCTTGCGTAATTCTTGGTCAGCTTTTATAGCTGCAATACGCTTTTCTTCTGCCTGGCGTAACTTCTTCTGAATGCCTTTAAGTCGTTTTAATTCTTCCCTTGTATATGGCGCATCATCCCCACCATTCTTTGTGACGATGGGGGTAATGACAATCTGAAATGCGTCATTTTGAAACGCATTGACTTGGAAAGCAGTTTGAAACATTAGAAAGTACCGCCAGACACCCCTACAAACTTAGTGGCTGTAATAGTAGTGCCAGTAATAGTATTTGCAGCAGTACCGCCAATAGCAGGAGGGCTAGAAAGGTCTAATGTACCGCCAAGCGTTAAGCTACCACTAGAAGTAACTGTTCCGCTAAGAGAAATACCAGAAACTGTGCCTGTTCCGCTTACGCTAGTAACTGTACCTTGTGGGTTAGAAGCCGTAGTAATGCTAGTCACACGCCCATAAGTGTCAATGGTAACCACAGGAATTAATGTGCTAGAACCAGTTGTGCCGGCAGTCGCCACACCTGATGTTAGGTCAATTACAGGGGTTGTGCCACCAGTAGAAGTAATACGACCAGTAGTGCCACTTACAGAATTAACATAAGTGCCAGCAGGTTGTTTGCCATTAAATGTATTCCAATCGGTAGAAGTCAAATAACCGTTTGTAGTTGTATTGGCGGCAGCCATGCTAATAGCTGGTGTGTTTCCACCGCTAGAAACTACAGGTGCAGTACCAGTTACGCTAGTGACCGTACCACCGCTAGATGGGCTTGTATTGGTAATTGTAAAGTTAGGGTAAGTACCGCTAGTAGATATTCCTGTGCCGGCAGTCAATACTACGGTTTGGTCAGGGGCAGTATTGGTAATATTTAATGTACCGCTACTAGTAATAGGGCTACCAGATACACTAATTCCTGTTCCTGCGGTTGCAGCTACGCTTGTTACTGTGCCTACTGAAATTGAACCGCCAAGACTTGTGCTTGTGCCATTAATAGTAATAGCAGAATTTGCTAATTGGGCGTTAGTTATTGTGCCTGACAGGTCTGTAGTGGGAATAGTGCTAGAAGCGGTCATTGCACTTGTTCCGCTACCTTTGACATAGCCTGTCAATGTCGCTGCGCCTGTACCGCCATTTGCAACAGCTACTTGACCAACAATGGTAGAAGCTGAAACCGCTAAAGGGGTAGTTTGTTTTACATAAATTGAACCATTTGGTGTATTAGCATAAGCAACAACACCAATTTGCACCGCATAACCTGTAGGCGGTACTGTATTCATCATCTGACCAGCAGAATATGGGCTTAGATATAAAACTTGGCCTACAGAAAATGAACCTGTATTGCATGGGGTAAGCAATCCTGAGGTACATACATAACCTGTTGCACCTGAAGCTATAGTGCCATTGGTTAACCCTAATACCGCAGAAGTGCTAGATGAATTGGCTTGGGCAAGGGCAATATTAGGATAGCTTTGACCGCTAGATGTGCCTGTAACATAAACAGGTGTACCGTTAGCAATGCTAGAACCAGTATTATTGATGACCTTTAATTGGACTTCTTGCCCAATATGGACTTGATTATTGGTTACATCGTTGTAATAAGTTAATGCCTTTTGTGTGCTGTCGTACCATACATCACCTTCAACATAAGTTGGTGCAGTTGTGGGCGTGAAAGCTAAGTTATTGCTGACAGTATCGCTAGTTAAGGTTGTGCCACTAACCATTCCACCTGTAACTGCCACATTATTGGCATTTTGGGTAGACATTGTTCCCAAACCAGTAATGTCTGTGCTAGGTACGGTTGCACTAGCGGTCATGGCAGATGTGCCATTGCCTTTTACATAGCCAGTTAAGGTAGACGCACCTGTACCACCATTGTCTACGGGTACAGTTCCAGTTAATTGATGGTCAGCGTTCCAATCACTTGGTCTTACAACGGATGTGTCATCTCCGTCAGGTATCGTTGAAACCTTAGTATGCTTGACTGTAATAGCCATTATTGGACTCCAGTTACACGACCATCAGGGCCACGAACAATCGTTTTAGGGCGGTTATGTTGGGCATTAATTGTATCTACTAATGCGGTAATTGCTTGTGCCATTTGTTGATTTCCTTGACCAATAGCGTTAGCAATAGGTTGCATTGGGTGTTCCATAGCTTGCGCCATATCTTCTTCGGTCATATAGGCTTGTTCACCATTGGATTCACCGGCAGAAATACGGGCAGTTTCAATTTTTGCGCCATTATTGATGTGTGCAAGAAGAACTTGAGTATTTCTCTCGGTCATCATCTTCATTTGCGCTACTTTGGCTTGCATTTCAAGGTCAGATTGATTTCTCTGGGCTTCTAATTGGAATTTAAGCTGGTTTTCTTGCGCCTGGTACTCTTGTTTAGCTTTTTCTAACTCCATTTGACCTTGTAACTTAGCTTGTTCAAGTTGTGCAGTCATTTGAAGCTGTTGCATCTTACCTTGTGCATCCATTTGAGCTTTTTGAATCTCAACAGGAGGCGGTTTAGGTTGACCTTTGTTTTGTTCGTACTGTTTTTTCATGTCATCAGCAGTTTGGTCAATAATTCCCTCTAATTGCTTACCAGCTTTAAACGCAGTAACACCAAACTTCAGCATTTCTAACAACATTGGGGTCATTTCGGGTGCAGCTTGAGCAGTAGGAAGCGCCATAGAAACAAATTGACCAACGGCAGCTAAAAATGCAGTTCTATCAGCCTTTTCTTGTTGTTCATCTTGGTAAATCATTGAGTCGGATGTGACTTCAATGCGGAAATTCTTACTTGCTTCGTTTCTGAGTAACTCTAAAGCCTGTGGAATAAGCTGCTTATCGGCATCAGACAGTTGCATTGCACCAGAAATCTTAACTAATGTGTCATCAGTAAAGTGATTGCAAATAATTTGAGCTTTAATGCACAAAAGGCTAGTAGCAAAGTCTACGACTGCGTGTTGCTGAGTCTTTAATCGACCAGCAGCGTTATTTGACTTGATAATCTGTGCGCCAAGGGTTTCATTAGGGTCTGTTTGACCACGCTGAATATCAGCAATACCCATTAATTCATAAATTTGACCTTTAACTTGTTCCATTGCTTGATAACAAGACATCAATGCGCTTGCAAATGGGGTTAAATCTACTAGGTCAATCGCACCTTTCATGCCTTGCTTCTCGGCAAAAGCCATCCAGTTGTTTACTGGAATCATGGTGTTGTTTTCGCCTTCAGAAAACAAGCGTTGTAATTCGCTTGCGGAGGCATCGTAGACACCACGCACTTTGAGGGCGTTAATCAAGCCATCAATTCTGTCACACAGAACATCTAATTCTCTAGCTTGGTCTTGGTAAATAACGAAATCAGGTATTGGTTCAAGGCTATCAGTTGTAAGGGTGCTGTAAAGGGGTTTAGGACAAGGCCAAAAGTTTTCCAAACCAAGTGGGTCATCCCGTTCATCCAATATCTTTCCGAGGGACTTAGAAATCCACAATACTTTTCCTGTTTCTTTGTCCCAGATTTCATAGATTAAAGCCTCATATACACCATCGTTAGTCTTATAAGATTGCTTTAAATCGTCAGGTTGAGTATCTAAAGGGATTTTGTAACCTAATTCTTCGCCAAAGCGTTCACATAGGGCAGGGCGTGACATATAAACTCTACGCCATACTGCGGTGACTTCTTCCCAGGTTCTTGCAATCGTATGACCAAAGTCTTTCCAATGCACATAATCAACAGGACAGCACTCATACTCAATGCGTTCTTGGGACTCTGTGTCCATAGCTTCTGGTGTTTCAGCTTCGTCAGAATCTTCGGTAACTTCTAAACCGTCATCAGGTTCATTTGCTTCTTCGCCAACAATATGCGGTTCGTAACGCACCCAAGCTACCCCACGACCACCAAGTAAGCGGTCTAGGACTGCGTTATTCATAGCAGATTTATAGTCGCCATAGTGTTCAATCTCAAACTCTAATGCCCTTTCAAGCATCAGCGAGGCTACACGCCCTATGGGGTCATTGTCCCTAAACCTACGGCTAACATCAGGTCTAGGCAGTCTTGCAAAGATAGCTGGCTGAATAGTCTGAACATTACTCCAGAGGATGTTAAATCGTGCATTAGGGTTTCTGTCGTAACGGGAGTCATCTTTGTATTTTTTTACAATTCGGTCAACCCTAGCTTCCCATCGTTTATATGAGCGTTCATAGCCCATAATGGTTTTATACCAATCTTCGTATGTGTGATTGACTGTAGCTTTATCGTTTGCCATGAGTTGCCTTAATGTTTAAATATTTGGCGAAATGTTTGTTTATTTTACCTTTTTTATATTCGATTGTTTACTTTTACTCTAGTCTCTTTCCATAACTCATTAAGACTGACTTCAGTTTTTCCAACAAATACCCCCCGTATAGGCGCTTCTGGGTCAACAATCTTCGCCTCATCTTTCCATACAATAGCTAGATACCTAAAAGCATCAGCACCATGAGAAGTCCAATCATGGCGAGGCTTATCCCTGAATACCTTTTTATCTTCATCATATTCCCTTTGATACTGCCTTAGACACTCTATGCCATCAGCGCATTTATGGTCAAACCATGCCCTAGTCAAAGCCAATCGACTAGCCTGGATGCCGTCTTGCAATTTTAAATTAGGGGTAATTTTAATAGATTTTAGGGGTATCTTATCGCCTAGCTGTTCAATAACGCTACGATTAGAAGATAGCGTCTTAGCCCTAGCATCATGGGGTAACCAATGAGTCCCGTACTTATAACCCCTCTCCTCCTCTCTAGCTTGGATAATCCCCGCATAGAAAGCTACGGGTTGCCCATTAGAGGAGTGATAGTCTAGAAGTCTTATTTCGCCATGTACGACTTGATACCACCATATAGCAGTATCGTCAGAGTAGCCTAAGTCCCATGCCGTATGAACAGGGAATAGAGGGTCATACTCGACATCGGTAATACGCCCCCCATCGGTCAATGCCCGCATCTCCTTACCATAGTAAGCGCCTAGAATGGCTGATTCAAAGTCGCATTCAAATTCTTGAAGATATTGGTCTTGAGTCATTGTCTTGGCTGCGTCATCCAACTCCTCTTGGTCTAGTAGCCCCGTCTGACTAGCCCTAAGGACTTTGACATACCAGCTATCGTCTTGAGTAGCCGTACTGTATATCTCCCAGAAAGCATTATGGCCTTTAGGAGTGCCGATAAAGGTAGCCCAACCCTTTCTATCAGCTAGTAGAGGTCTTAGGACAGCACCGAAGATAGAGGGCTTCATATCAGCGTATTCATCCAATACAACTCCGTCAAGATATAACCCCCTTAAAGCGTCTGGATTATCTGCACCGAATAGCCGTATCCTAGCGCCATTGACTAATTCTACCCATAACTCAGATTGATTAGCTTTAGCCAGAACAGGGCGGGAGAATCTGACCAAGTAATCCCATGCAATCGTTTTGGACTGAGCATAGTACGGGGCAACATAAGCATAGCGCCCATCCTCCTTATCGTCTATCAGCGCCCTATAGATTAGGTCATTGATGCAGAGGACAGTCTTACCACAGCGCCTATGGGCTACTATCACCGCCCATCTCTTAGTCCTATCGTGAAAGTCCTCGAATACCTGACGAGGGCAATAGTCCATCTCTACCTCAAGGACATCACTCATTCAGGTCTTTTCCAAGAGATAACCATTCTTTGAGGTGCTGCCTCATCTCCTACACTCTCAACTCTCGCCAACTTAGGCAAGTGATACTCCATCACGGCCTGCAACATTAAAAAGGCCTTCTCAGGATTGGGAGGGACAATCCATACAATGTCTCCATTCTTATCATATCTAATGCACCCTTCCTTATCAGTTTTAGGAATGCCGGAGGCAACTTCCTCAAGCCAATGTTGCATCCTGGGTGAGTTCTTATCTACAAATTTGGCTATGGCTTCCTTGGCAATAGCGGTGTGCTTATTAACAGCACCAACAGGGCGACCCTTTCCAGCATTGGGAGGGGTTCTCTTTTTGGGCTTAACGATTGAGCCATCTTGATTAACTGTGATGACTTTAGATGCTTTTGCTGTAGTTTCAGACATTCTTTATAGCTTTCAGTAATTAAGTATTTAATTAAACGCTAAGTAATTGAATTTATTAGACGCAATATATCACAATTTGTATAAAAACAACAAAACAAACAATATTTTGTCATATAGGGTTTGTCCTAATATAATTAATGTAGTGCATCGCTACAATACAAGTCAGCAGCACACTTTATCAACTGTTTTAAAAGGGGAATCACAATGCAATATATATCTACTAAGTATCTAAGTGCAACCAATACCAAAGGCTCACGCATTAAAGCAAAAGCAAGCAGCGCAAGCGAATCAATCACCATTGCTTATGACTATTCATTAGATTGTGAACAGGCACACGCTAAAGCAGCAATGCAACTAGCAAGCAAGCTAGATTGGAAAGGTGAATACGCAGCAGGCGGAAACGATAACGGCTATGTATTTGCCTTTATAGGTAACTCTAATCTATATAGCACAGATGAGGTGTCAGCATGAAGAATTGGCACGCAGTTCTTATTTCAGTTCTTTTGGCGGGATTTTTATATTTTATTTGGTATCTAACTGCCATCCATTACATTTAAACGCATTACAAGGGGCTTTTAGCCCATTTTTAAAGGGGAAATATATGAGTCAATACAAAACAGATGCAGCTTATTTATATGAGCATTACAAACAAAGCGGGCAAGGATTGGCTAATACGCTCTATGAGCGCTTAATTAAGCAAAATAACCTTAAATTGTGGGAGGCGCAAGCCTTAAAAAATGAATTTTTAAAATTACTTAAGGGGGATATATGACACTCAATCAGATTAAATATGCAGTCGAAACAGGCCGTTCAGTCCATTGGGCTAATGACGGCTATTCAGTCATTAAAGATAAGCATGGGCAATTCTTAGTCATTTTCGAATCAAATCAGAGTTGTATCGGTTTGACCTGGCGTGACGGCATTACATTAAACGGCAAAGAAGCTGATTTTTACATTAAAGGGAAATAAAAATGACAGCAAAGAAAACAGCAGCACCTAAACTCACTAAAGTTCAAGAGCTTGAGAGGAAGATAGCCAACTTAGAGGAGGCTATTTATATGGCTTATAACGATACAGATGAGCTTTTTGGGCCTCTATGGTTAATTATTCAAGAGCTAGAAAAGCCTGATTGCAATCGCTACATGGTCAAATCATCGGTTAAGGCTTTAAGGTCATTACTTATCGGCAATCAAACAATGATGATGGATTGTGCCGGTTTAGAGTATTAAAGCAAGATAGCAAGGGGTTTAGCCCTTTATAAGGTTAAGCCTCTTTTTTATTACTGCTAGAAATAGCAGGGGGATTGTTTTATCTATTTATTTGCGGGGGATTTTATGGAGTATGACTTATTTAAATGGCGGAAGGCTTTAGGACTCACTCAGGAGGGCGCAGCCAATCTCTTAGGAGTCCATAGGGTTACATATACCAGATGGGAAACAGGGGCGCAGAGTCCCCCTAAATTGATTGCTATGGCTTGTCTGCAATTTAAGCAAATACTAGAAAACAGGTCAACCAAAGTTGGGTAAATATTACACGGTAAATTTGTAAAACGGGTCAACCAAAGTTGACATTGAGTTACACGGTGAATTTATCCAACGATGTCAGGGTCGTGGTACTTATTCATAGCCTTAGACAATGCTTCTTTACGCTTCATTCTTTCGTTGGCTTTTTTATTCAGAATGTTGCTATCGTCTAACTCCAATGGAGGATTATGGTTTTGGCGCTTTTTTTGCTGTTTTTCAAGAGTTGACTCTTTATGTGGCCTAAGCATAGCGTTCTCTGGCGGGTAATCTCTAGTCATGTGTTTCATTACATATCCTTCATAGCTTCGGTAAGCATTTGTTTTCTTGGTTTTGCTGTTTTTGCGGATTCTTTAAAGTCTTTAGCAGTTGGAGCACCTTTGCTGCCAGGCTTACGCATCTTTTCGCCAGAGCCATGTGCTATCCGTTCTTGCTTTCGATGAATATTTGCATACAATCCGTTTTTAGCCACAATGCCACCTCGCCCTAGCTGCTTTTCCTCGTTCCCCTGTCCATCCTTTAGACCTGGCACAAAAACTATCATGCCTACTGCCATTAGACTGAGGTGCTTGTAAGTTACTTCCGTTCTTTGCGTTATAAGCTGCCCGACCTTTGGCGGTCATTCCAGCACCTTCGCTGACAGGTAAATAGTTCTTACCTTTGCCGACTGTGGTCTTTGGAATGGGTTTATCGTGCTTTTCTACTGCGGCACGAATTTGGTCTTTACGACTCATTATGCGTTTTCAGCAACATACTTAGAGTATGCTTCTTCTAATTTGGCTTTGCGCTTACCTTTTGCGTGGCTTCTTTCTTCGCTTAACGCTATCGCCAATGCTTGTTTCTTTGGCTTTCCAGCGGCAACTTCTGTTTTGTAGTTTTTACCTACTGATTGGGCTGACCCAGATTTGTCGAGTGGCATGATTATTCCTGTGGTAATTGGTTAATTTGTTGTTCAATAACCGCTTTTCTGCTTAGCGGTTGAGTCATATAAAATTTAAGCGCATCCAATGATTTTAATTGTTCAGGACTGTAAGCTAAAGCTTTATTAACTTCTTCGGGCCATTGACCAATGGTATATCCACGCAAAGCGGCATCCGTAGCATTTTGTAAGGCATCAGCATGACTTCTGCCTTCATTAATAGTTGTTTCGTAATCTCTTGATTCTTTTTTAAGAGTTTCAATTTGATTAGGAGTCCATGTTTTTAACAATGCGTTTCTAGTTTTATTAGCCATTGGGTCAATATGTAACATTTCGCCAGCTAAATCATGGTGACTAAATTCATCAGGCCTATAAATTTCTACTCCAACTCTGTTTGTAGGTAACAAAAAATGCTTGTCATAAACTCCGTTGCCTAATGGCTTTCCCGTTTCACCTACAGGATAAGTAGAAGCATATCCTTTATCTTCCATAGGATTTACAACTACCATAGGGTTGTGCTTTGCAACAAAAGGGTAAGCCTTTGTAGCTTCTTCTAATAAAGATGTAGCGTAATCAGCCATTATTTGAGGTACTTGATTTTGTAGATTGTAGAGTCGATTAACTGTTGTATTTCTGCAACAATATTAATCAATTCTTGTTTTTGTGGCAAGTCTGTATTGGCTTCATCTACAAAATTCTTCAATGATTCCATATATTTAAGTGGGTCTTTGGGCTGATGATAGACACTAGGAAAAACTTTAATCTGTTCATAGCAACCCATGTAGGCTTCTACATAGTCATCGACTAATTCGACTATCTCATCATAGTATTTGCCCAAAGCCTTATGCTTTGAGTAAGAATCTGTTGACCAATGGAAAAAATGAGTATTAGTTGCGCTATGCAAAAGAGTAGCGGCAAACATAGCGACATTAGGGGTTTCATTCATAAATTACTCCATTTTTAACGATTTTAATACTTCTATTGCTTCTTCGCTTGAATTTACTCTATATAAATGCCCACCTTTCCAACCGGCAATAAACTTAATTTGGTCAGGGGTAAATTTCTTATCAGCGCCATCTTTTACTTCGATTAAAATAGTATGTCCTTCATAGGCCACAAGTAAGTCTGGTATTCCTGACCCAACCATGTGTAATAAATAGACATCAGCCCCATTATCTCGTAGTGCTTTAACAACAGAGGCTTGATTTTTATCAACTTTTTTCGCAAATGACATATTATTCAGTTAGTATTTGATAACTTATTGATTATAGAGGATATAAATGTCAGGCTATCACTTATCAGATGAAGAATGGATTGCTTCTTGGAATGAGTTAAAAAGTCCCGAAAAGTTCTCTAAAGCTAATAAAATCAATATCCGCAATGTTTACTCTCGTAGGCGGTCAATAGAATCTAGGCTTGGTATCAAATTAGATACCTTTGCAGTACCTCATCCAACTCAAATAAAGAAAATACATCAAACCCCTGGTCATGTACGCAGAGGTATGGAAATAGAAAAAGGGCGTGTTATTGTATTTTCTGATGCACACTTTTGGCCTGACGAAACCACCACAGCCTTTAAAGCACTCTTAGAGATGATTAAAGAGTTTAAGCCTACTGCCATAGTCTGTAATGGTGATGCGCTTGACGGGGCTAATTTAAGCCGCTTTCCAAGGCAAGATTGGGCAAAAATACCTAGCGTTAAAGAAGAATTAGACGCTTGCCAATATTTTTTGGGCGAAATTGAATCAGTAGCCAAAGGTGCTAAATTGTTTTGGCCTATTGGTAACCATGACCAAAGACTAGAAATGTCTATTATTGCCAACCTTCCTTCTTTTGAAGGTGTGCGTGGTACTAGCCTTAAAGATTACTTCCCTATGTGGAATCCTTGTTGGTCATTTTGGGTTAACGAAGATACCTGTATCAAACATCGCTGGAAAGGCGGATGGACAGGCGGTAGAAACAATGCCGTCAACTCAGGCGTTAATATGATTACTGGGCATACTCATGTGTTATCAGCAATTCCATTTAATGACTATAACGGCACTAGATGGGGTGTGCAAACAGGCACGCTTGCTGACCCTCATGGTCAACAGTTTAGCTATACAGAGGACACACCTAAAGATTGGAATAGTGGCTTTGTAATGTTGAGTTTTGAAAGAAGCAAGTTATTGCAGCCAGAAATAATTAGAGTATGTGGTGAAGATGAAATAGACTTTAGGGGCAAAATAATTTGCGTTTAAGTCCAGAGGTTGTACGCAATCTCTACGCTTCTCTGTATTGTTGCTATCCATTTACTAAATGGAAAATGCCTGTACCTGAAGAAATAGAATTTATAGTAACTGCCGACCCTGAAACAATGGGTACTTACCTATATGACACAGGGGAGGACTATGAACATACCATTACTATTTCGTCTGCCAGGTGCGGTCATTACTATACAGTTATAACGACTTTAGCCCATGAAATGATACATCTGAGTTTTCATCGGCAAAAAGGGGATAAATGGATGCAACATGGCAAACCATTTAGGACACGCTGCAAATTGGTAGCTACAGAATTAGGGCTTGACCCATTAGAATTGTAGGCTTATCCATACTGCAATAGCTGGCAGTAAAATGACTAATACCCCAAAAGCTAGAAATATATCATTCACTCATTTCCCTTTCCAAGTTTCTGATTGACACACTCCAAGAGCCTCTCCTGGGTAATCCCCCATTTACTTTCAAAACCTTTTGCACCCAATCCGTGAAGGCCAGAGTTTCCACGATGGTGTTCTGGGCAAAGTGGCAAGATAGGGGATGTAGCCCGTTTAGTTCCATACCTTCTAACATGATGGAGTTCTGCCGGAGTGCCTTCAAACCCAAGGACTTCGGAGCATAGAATACATCCGAGTTCTGCAATCTTATTGAGAGCGTTCTTTTCATTTTTTGTAGCCATCAGCCAATTCGTACCATAATTTATAAAATTCTTTGAAAGAACCGAAGCCTATACCAGATTTAAAAGGTTTGCCGTCTGAAGTGTATTGCCAAAACTCTTGTATGTTAGTCCCGTTATCTGTATCGCCTATGATAACAACAACTAAAAATTTAGGATTAGCTGCCAATGCTTGCAATAATCGCTTTTGGCCTTCACTCATTTTTTCGCCAGGTCGCTTCCATTCCATTATTAAAAAGTGACCATTGCGTTCTGCAATACCATCTACATTGCTTGGCACAAACGCAGGATTATCGGAGATTAGCCCTTTAAAATCCGCATAGTCAGTATGCGTAGCAAACATATTACGCATTAGCTTAACCAAGTTTTCCTCACTTGGTCATAAGTAGCAAACTCTAGT